AATTAGAATAATGAAAATGAAATGTGGGAAATCCTTGCAAAATCGCTAAAAACGTTGATTTTAATAGGGTTTCCGGCATTTCGATAATGATATTTCGGTTATTTTAGAAAGATTAAAATGGGTTCCGTTAGTCACAGTTAGTCACAAATGGAACTTTTATCTTTTCTATTTCTGTCCGAAGTTCTTCCAGTGTCCTATGTCCGTACACAGCGTTTGTAACATCTCCGCCAAAGGAGTGGCCTAGCATTCGTTTTCGGTCATTCTCCCGGACACCGTATTTTTCGCATAAAGCAGAAAAGGTGTGCCGACAATCGTGCGGCGTGTGCTTCGGATTACCGACTATTCCTAAACGTTCCAGTGTAGGATAGAACAATGCTTTTCTGTGATGCTGCTGAGTATACACGCATAATTTTCCATCTTGTGTCAGTACTTTCTGTTCGACAAAATGATATACGGCAGGATGTATCGGGACAATTCTGTTTTTACCGGCTTTTGTTTTAATGCCGCCTTGAAAGAATTTTTCTTCCAAGTTAGTTGTGAGTTTTAGCACTTCACCAATTCGCCATCCAGAATAGCACATGATAAGAATGAGCTGCACTTCTGGATCGTCGGTATTATTCCACAACACTTGCATCTCCTGATCAGAAAATGGCGTTCCATGTTCGGTGTCATTATCAGCATTGACATGGACATATAACGCCTTATTTTCCGTTACAATTTCTGAGTATACGGCATATTTGTACATCTGTTTAAATAGAGTCAAAATAGCCATCTGGCTTTGCTTTTTCAGCTTACAATCATCAATAACCTTTTGCATATCAGGAGCCTTTAAATCTTCGAATATGCGATTGTGCAGAACAGTACAGTTCGTATAAGCTGTCCGGTATGCTTCTTTCGAACTGTATGACAGCTTTGTACCCTTTGAGAACTTCCACGTATAAAACTGTTCATATACATCTGAGAACGTCAATTTTTTGATTTCCGGGTGTTTTCCTTCAACTCCCTTAATTGTATTGTAGTCGGCAATCAAACGGCTTATAAGAGTATCTATGTCCGTTGCAGGAGATACCTCAAGAGTCCGTTCCATGCCGGGTTGATACGTGCCGGCTTTGTATGCTGTCAGGACAGTGAAACCTTTTATCCAGTCATCTACATAGCAGATCGCCGGTGGGCGTTTTAGCTTGCCAGTATCGTCCGGTGTAGCTGGTGGATGCACTGCGAAACAGTTTCTCCGGTTCTTGCCAAGATACCGAATAGAGCCGAAGTTATTCGGTAATTTTGGATATTTCTTTCTTTTCTTCGCCATTTTTATTCCTCTTTTCTTTATGTAGCTGTTTTTAGGTATAAAAATAACAGTCGAACAAATTTTCTGTCTTGTTCGACTGCTCCGAAGATGATACAATATGTCTTGCCAGAATATAGCATCTCTCCGGAGATGTATAAACGCCGCCCCGGCATTGGCGTACCGGGACGGTTTTTTTATTTAATTATGTGATTTCCAATTTGATCTCATTATAATTCCAACAATCCAATATATTCCGCCAGAACAAGCACCCAATATTAAAATCCAAAACCAGCTTAGATACCATGGCATTTTCCGTTTTATATACGGTGTACCCGAACTTGCTGCTGAGGACGCAGAGGAAGATGCAGAATTGTTAATGATAATATCTCTGTTATTGGAAGCTAATTGTTCTACTTGCTTTCCACACTTAGGACACACTACACAGTCGTCGTCAATAAGTTCTCCGCAGTGCTTACAATATTTTTTCTTTTCATTCATGATAAACACCCTCCTGATATGATTTTCACCACGCTTCGCACTTTTCATGCGGATTATGTATTTTGTGCCGCTGATTTTGCAATGTTACGTAAAGTACGGTTATTCGTGGTATTTTTATTTTATCATTTTAAGAGCATATTGTAAAGATTTAGAACGAAATAGAGTGATTTAGATGAATAAGAAATGTTTTTTTCTATAAAATAGTGAGAGTTCATGTATATCATTGGCAGTTGCCAAGAGTCGGAATAGATGGTATAATAGCAAAACGAACTAATGTTCGGTTCTATTTCCCACGGCCGGACATATACTGTAGCGTAGGTGGTAGTTGTGATAGGGAGGGTTATTATGGATTATAAGAAAGAGATTATTGAACTAATAGAAAATATACATAGCGAAAAATTTATGAAGTTTTTATACAACATGATTATTTCGTTCAAGAAACAATGGGGGTATTAAGAAAGCAGGGAATTAATCCCTGCCTTTTTTATGAAGAAATTCAATCATGTCGAAAACGCTTTTCTTATCAGATTCGCTTAATTCAATCAGCAACTTAACATGTTCAACGATGTTCGGATTTGACATCATCTTTGGAATAAAATCCGTGTTTGTTTCCAAATTCTCTTCCCATCCCATTAGGTAAGCGGGCGTTGTGCTAAGTGCTTTCGCTAACTTATCTATGTATTCAGCAGGAACTTTATCAATATCACCCTTTTCATATCTAAATATAGTTGATCTTGAAACTCCTAATTTCTCAGCCAACTCATCAGCACTCATATTAAGCTGTTTTCTTCTTTTTTTCATTTGTTCACCAGTTTCCGACATTTTCCACACCTCCTTTCCTTGAAATTATAATACCACAAGTGATGCAAATATGCAACAAAAATAATTGCAAAAATGCGATTTTTAGTATTGACAAATGCGACTGCAAGAGGTAATATATAATCACAAAGTCGCAATAATGCTACTGGAAAGGAGGTAAAACTTGTGATTGTAAATATAGCAAGACTTAAAGGTAAAATTGTTGAGCATGGAAATACGCAAGAAGCTGTTGCAAGCGCAATTGGTATGGACAGAAGTACTTTTTACCGCAAGCTGAAAGACGGCGGCGAGAAGTTTACAATCGGTGAAATTCACGGAATTGTAAACGCAGTTCCTTTAAGTAGGGATGAAGCAATAGACATTTTTTTTACACAGCAGTCGCAATAATGCTACCGGAAAGGAGAATAAATGGACGCATTACAATTTAATAAAGCCGTCAGTCAACACTGCAAAGAATCTGGTGGAGACTGTTGCAAATGTGACCTTCGGCTTTACTGTTACCTATCGCCAAGTGAGCGACCAGATGAGTTAGTGAGCCTGGTTATTGATTTTTTGCATAACCACATTGAAAACCATGGTCATTATACCCATCACAGTGCGGCTTCATTTCCGTGTATTGATGATATGGACATGAACACCGCAGTAGGTGGCGACCGCTATCAGAAACCTCATACTCTTCATAAACAGTCACGTGTTTGTGAATCTTGTGGCAATGATACAGTCGTGTAATTGTTTCAACCATATAATTCCCCTTTCGTTATACTCGGCATGTCGGTGCCTGTAAATGCATTATAGGTAGAGGGGAAAGGAAATACAATAGGTTGAATAAAAATCGTATTAAGAGATAAAAGCAAAGTAAGGAGGTAAAAAATATGAAACGCCATCCGATTATGGAATATGTGATTCCAGCAATTGTAGCAAGTGTGACAACAGTTTTAATCCGTTTAGTGCTAGGGTGGTAAGAATTGAAGCAATAATGAAAGGAGTAAATATATGAGCGAAGTTGATGCTTACATCAAGGAAAATACAAGGAGGAAAACCAATCAATGAAAAAATTCGAACTGACAGCAGAGTCAAAAATCAACATCTTTGGAAAGAAGCTTTTCCGTATCAAGGCGCTTATATCATTTGGAGATGTAGAAGAGGGAGAAACTGGTGGGTGGATTGAGAAAGAGGAAAACCTTGAACAGTCCTCCGGCGATGCATGGGTCTACGGCAATGCAGAGGTCTATGGCAATGCAAGGGTCTACGGCAATGCAAGGGTCTACGGCAATGCAAGGGTCTACGGCGATGCAGAGGTCTCCGGCAATGCAGGGGTCTACGGCAATGCAGAGGTCTATGGCAATGCAAGGGTCTACGGCAATGCAAGGGTCTCCGGCAATGCATGGGTCTACGGCGATGCAGGGGTCTCCGGCGATGCATGGGTCTCCGGCGATGCAAGGGTCTCCGGCAATGCAAGGGTCTACGGCAATGCAAGGGTCTCCGGCAATGCATGGGTCTACGGCGATGCAGGGGTCTACGGCAATGCAAGGGTCTCCGGCAATGCAGAGGTCTATGGCAATGCAGACTATACAACCATTCATGGTTTCGGCACTCAGTTCCGTACAACTACATTCTTTCAGTGCGAAGATAAGCAGATCAGAGTATCTTGCGGTTGTTTCTTAGGAACAATTCCAGAGTTCCGCGAACAGGTAAAAAATACCAGAGAGGGCAAAATTGCGGAAGAGTACCTTATGATTGCCGACCTGATGGAAAAGCATTTTGTAAAATAAAAAGAAAGTGGTGAATAATTATGACCCCAGAAGAAGTAAACCTTTACGTCAAAGAAAATGCAGAAGTTCATCAGTTCGCTGCAGAGGTTGCAAGAATCATATCAGGCATTCCACAGATGCCGGAATTCTCGTCAGAAATTCTGACCGTAGCCGACGCGAGCCAATTGATCGGACTTCCTGTAACAGCAATCCGGGCAGGGATTGTGTACGGATGGTTGCCAATTGGAGTGGCTGTGCAGAATAACAAGCCAGCAAAAAGCCTTTCCGGTGGACGAATTACATACATCATAAGCCCTAGGAAAGTCTATGAAGTGACTGGACATGTCTGGAAAGGTAAGGCTGCTCTTAATAAGTGAGTGCCCCGGAGGGAGATTGGGCCTCCGCCCCGGAGCTTTGCACCACTAAAACACCTTAGTGGATAGATACATTATAGTTCTCTATCTGCTAATTGTAAAGACAAATAAGAAAAAATAAGGAGAAATTAGCACGATATGAGTGAAATTAGAAACGAAAATCAGCCAACATGGACTGACATCGAAGTAACACTTGCGACTGAAATTGTCGAAGAAAACAAGAAAAAGTCAAAAAGATGGTTCACTGCATGGATTGTGACAGTCGCCGCACTGGTGGCGAGCAACCTTGTGTGGATTGCAGGAGAAATAAAATGAAAGAGTATATGCTAATTGCTGTTTATATGCTTGCCGGGAAATATGTGAATATACCTATCTGGTTAAACATCTTCTTTGGCATCTCGGCAGCATGGGCAGTACGCCAAATGAAAGCAGACTGGCAGTAGGAAATAAGGAGGATAAGAAGATGTTTGAGAAAGAGATTGATGAAATTTACGAACTCTGTAAAAGAGTTGTGAACGAAGTTCCGGCAGCAAATGTCGAATTCAGTTATTCGATTTATGGCATGAGAGTATGTGGGCTTAAAAGAAAAGAAGATGTTTGCCTTCCAAAAGACGTGTTTAAGTGGGATTTGTACCAAAACGTATCTTTCAACCCATTTTATGAGAATGCAAGCCGCGAAAGTCTCAGAATAATCAAAGCTTTCTTGTTGGAACTTCTGATAGATGGGAAGTGTCCGAATGAGTAAACAGATAGCGATTATGAAACTTCTTCCCAGTCTGGAGATAGCAGGATGTATTAATGAGCTGCTCAGAGAACTTCAATCCAGAGGGGATCACATTTTGGACTATGAGAACTGCGATATGTCTCTGGACCATGTGGAATATCACAAGGCTGAAGGCATCGATGGAGAGAAGTTCGGAGATGCTTCAGACAACCTGTACTGCTTTTTCAAGGCGGTGTGAACATGGATGAGAGGATTAATGAGGTTCTGAGATTGATTGATATACAGCTTGCCACAGTCCCGGATAACCCCATTGAAGAATCATACAAGGCAAGAATGCTAGCAAACTATGTACAGGCTTTAAATGGGCTTTTAACGGCTCAGAAATCGTATAAGGAGGAAACGAATGAGTGAATTTGAAATCCGTATTCCAGCAAGAAAGAAACAACTGGTAACCGGAAAAGACAATCAGGTTGTAAAGGTTTCATCAGACGCATACAACGCACTGGTCGAAATCTATAATGAATCAACTTTGTCTATGAAGGATATTGCAAGTTTGCTGATTATTGAGAGTAGTAAACATGTAGTTTATGACAAGGAGGAATAGAAGTGAATATATATGAGAAGTTGGGTATTATTCAGTCAAAATTGAAAGCCCCTAAGGGACAGTACAATTCTTTCGGTAAATACAAATACAGGAGCTGTGAGGATATTCTGGAGGCTGTAAAACCGCTTCTGGCAGAAACAAAGACTGTGTTAAGCGTCACAGATCGGATGGAAGTTGTTGGAGACAGAATATATGTCAGAGCAGAAGCTCATCTGAACGACTGCGAAGACACCGGCGAGATTACAACCATTGCTTATGCAAGGGAAGAAGAGTCTAAGAAAGGCATGGATTCTTCGCAGGTGACAGGTGCAGCTTCATCTTATGCCAGAAAATACGCTTTAAACGGGCTGTTCTGTATTGATGATAACAAAGACAGTGATTCTACCAACACAGGAGGGAAAGAAAAAACGTCCGGCAGGAAAGTGGAACCGGCAAAAGAAACCGAGATGATTAGTTCTGAGGCTACTATGTCAATTAAAAACATTATTGATAAGTACCCGGAAGCTAAGCTTTTGGAACAGATTAAGACTCGATTTAAAGTAAGAGATATTAAGTCTCTTACCAAGGAAAAAGGTCAGAAATGTCTGAAGATGTTAATTGACTATGATAAACAGCATACGGAAAAAGGAGTAACGGCATGAATAAAGTAATTCTTACAGGAAGATTTACACGTGATCCAGAAATCAAGTACACCAATGATGGAACATCTATTGCAAGATTTTCTATTGCGGTAAACAGAAGATTTGTGAAAGAGGGTTCCGATCAGAAAGCGGATTTTTTGAATTGTATCGCTTTCGGAAAGTCGGCAGAATTTATCGAGAAATATTTTTCTAAAGGAACGAAAGCAGATTTATCCGGGAGAATTCAGACCGGTAGCTACATCAATCGTGATGGACAGAAGGTATACACGACAGACATTGTCGTGGAAGAAATTGAGTTTGGCGAAAGTAAAGGTTCTAATCAGAACCAGCAGAAGTCAAAGACACCGCGTCTAGGAACAGACCCGGATGGTTTTATGAATATTCCAGATGAAATTGACGAGGAGTTTCCGTTCGCATGATACAAATTGACAGTAGGGAACATCAGAAGGTTATTGATGGCATTAAGAAAGCATTTGATGTAGCAGGAGAAAAATGGTTCGTGTCAAAGCTTTACGTCGGAGATTACATGAATTACGACAACCCTCGACTGGTTGTTGACCGAAAGCAAAATCTCTCTGAATTATGCGGAAATGTGTGCCAGCAGCATGAAAGATTCCGTGCTGAAATTATCCGGGCAAACGAAGCAGGAATAAAACTTGTGTTCCTGTGCGAGCACGGAAAAGGAATTGAAAAACTGGATGATGTTCTCTGGTGGGAGAATCCCCGGGCAAAGAAAAAAGTTAAAAAGAATGGCATCTGGGTAGATCAGGAGCAGAAAGTTATGCATGGGGACGTTCTGTATAAGATTCTCTGCACAATGCAACGGAAATATGGCGTTGAATTTCTGTTTTGTGACAAAAAAGACACCGGCAAAAGAATTTTGGAGATTCTGTCAAATGGATAAAGAAACAATTAAACAACAGAATAGCATGAGGGACGTCCTGAGCAGATATGGCATGGTTCCGAACAGAGCAGGGTTTGTTCGGTGCCCGTTTCATAACGGTGACCGTACCGCATCTATGAAAATCTATAAAGATAGCTATTATTGTTTCGGTTGTGGTGCAGCAGGTGACATATTTACATTCGTTCAGAGCATGGATAATTGCGATTTTAAGACAGCTTTTACCATACTTGGAGGAACTTACCAGAAACCAGATTTTTCTTCCAGAATGGCAATATATCACCATCAGAAGCAGATGGAAATGAGGCAAAAGGAAGAATGGAAGAAAAAGGCCGAGTTGCAAGAATGCTTGTCTGATATAGATTTCTACCGGGCTATCCTTGACAGGGTGAAACCATTGTCTGACGGATGGTGTGAGGCGTGGAACAGGTTACAACTTGAACTATATCACCATGGATTCATAACAGGGCTGGAAGAAGGTGATTAAAAGTGGAAATGATAAACAAGCTCACGAAGGATTCTATTCTGGACGAAGAAGTGTTTGACAAGATATTCAGTCAGGAAGACGAGATATACAAGGCACGTCTTACGCTGACTCTTCTGGACAGAGCCAAGGAGCTTGGCGTAAAGAAAAAATTTGAGGATTTGCTTAAAGCTTACACAAAAGTACAGAAGCAGATGATTAAGGAAGAGAAAAGCAATAGGACGTTGTCTATGCTGGACCAGTGGACTAATTTCTCTGATTGTGAATATGACAGAATGAAATGTCTCAACTGGGTGGCGGATGATGATGGAATCAGAATATCAAATACAAATCCAGGATCGCCGGACATTATAGCCTGTTATCATCCTATACTTCCGATTGAACGAATGAAGAATCTGGAGACCGGAGAAGAACAGATAAAGTTAATCTATAAGAGGAATAATAAATGGTCCGAGGTTATTGTGCCGAAAACCATGGTTGCATCATCTACTAAAATCGTTGGATTATCTGCACTTGGGATTTCAGTAACTTCAGAGAATGCGAAGTTTCTTGTACGGTATCTGTCAGACGTTGAGAATGCAAATGACGATTATATCAACATTCAGTATTCCTCTAGCAAAATCGGGTGGATCAGGGATTATTTTCTTCCATATGACAAGGATATTGTGTTCGATGGAGATATGCGGTTCCGACAACTGTATGAAAGTATCAGTGTAGGCGGCAGCAGAACAGAATGGTATGAACACGTGAAGAAGGTTCGTGCTACTGGAAGAATAGAGCCCAAAATCATGTTAGCTGCAAGCTTCGCCAGTATTCTGATTAAGCTTGTTGGTGCCCTTCCATTTTTTGTGGACCTATGGGGAGAAACTGAGGGCGGCAAGACCGTAACACTTATGTTAGGGGCTTCTGTCTGGGCGAATCCAGGCGAATCACGATACATAGGAGACTTCAAGACAACAGATGTGGCTCTGGAAGCAAAGTCTGATATGCTCAACAATCTTCCATTAATTCTGGATGATACTTCCAAGGTATCTGCCAAGATCAGGGATAACTTTGAAGGGATTGTATACGATTTGTGCTCAGGAAAAGGAAAAAGCCGTTCTAATAAAGAACTGGGCGTGAGCCGGGAGAACCGCTGGCAGAACTGCATTCTGACCAATGGTGAGCGTCCGCTTGCTGGATACGTCAGCCAAGGCGGAGCAATTAACCGAATTATTGAGGTCGAGTGTTCTGAAAAGATATTTGATGATCCACAGCTTACCGCAGATACTCTTAAAAAGAACTACGGATATGCAGGAATCGACTTTGTGAACGCAGTCAAGGAAATGTCCATTGATGATATAAAAGCCCTGCAAAAGCACTATCAGGGGCTTATACAGGACGATGACAAGATGCAGAAGCAGAGTATATCTATGAGTATCATTCTGGCAGCAGATAAGATTGCAACAGATCAGCTATTCCATGATGGTCAGTACATTGACATTGAAACTGCAAAGAGTCTCCTGACAGAGAAAGAAATGGTGTCTGAAAATGAACGCGCTTACTGGTTCGTGGTTGACAAGATTGCTATGAACGGAATTAAGTTCGATGATAACCCAGATATCAAAACAGAAAGATGGGGAATTATTGACAATGATCCGGTAGAGAAGACATCAACCGCAATAATTTATAGCGCAGCGTTTGATGATCTGTGCAAAATTGGAAGATTCTCCAGAAAGGCATTCTTGTCATGGGCTGTTAAGAAGGGGCTTGTGGAAACCGACAGCAGAGGTTATCCGACCAAGGCGAAGAAACTGGATGGAATTGTCACTAAATGCGTGTTCTTGAAAATTGTAGACGAAATTCCAAAAGGATTCGTGAATTGCAATGATAATTTTGAGATTACGGACGATATTGTGTTTGATTGATAAACAATTCGTCCAAAAGGTAACCGGGTAACCTAGGTAACCTTTGATTCTGCATATATATATACGAGTATTTATATGTGCATATTGAGTGTAAAAGTTCCCCTATATGAGAAAGTCAGGGTTACTCGGTTACTCGGTTACCTACCTGTAAAATCAATGGTTTACACGAATTAGTACGGTTACATCTCGGTTACTGTGGGTTACTTATATTAAAATAATATAAATATATTATATTTATAAAATAAAATTAAATAGAGCGTATACAGTATATTGTATACAATATTCAAAGGAGATGATAAAAATAAAAGTAGAAGCAAAGGATATTCCGTATATTCAAAAATTTATGACTGAATTCTGGAAAACTATAAAAGATTTCTATTTAGCCGAACTTACAGATGAATATTCCAAGCAGGCCACTGATCGTCTGATAGAACTTAGAGAGTATGCGGAAATGTGCCCTGATAATAATGATAAACAGTTTATTAAGAATTGTCTAGTTGCTTTTAATAAGCTATTAGATTCTAAACAGAGGGAAGTGAGAAAGAATGTACAACACAAAGAATAGATACGAACAGGGACAGGCTCTCAGGAAAGAAATTTATATGTATATCGTCAGTTATATCAAACTGGTTGGATATGCACCGTCGATTACGGAGATTTCTGAAAAGGTAGATGCCGGGAGAGCTACGGTCTGGAAACATATCAATCAGTTGATTGATGATGGTTTACTCAGAACAAACCACCCCAGTACCGACAGGGCATATACTCCAGTTGGGTACGGAATAAGAAAGATAAACAAGGAGATAAAATGAAACTTTATGACATTGTTACAGCAGATGGTACATTCGTCGACAGTATGAGCAGAATAGAGATTTTGGAACGGTTCGGGATTTCTAAAGGAGTCTTTCAAAGATATCTGGATAATGGCGATCTGTTAGAAGGGAAATATCAGATAAATGATTATGACTGTGACATAAAAGCAAGGAAATGTAAGGATAGGGAATTATTCTTACAGTTTGACATTCTGACTCAGAAAATAAGGAGGACTGTTGGATGGGAAAACTAAAAAAAGAGTGGAGGTCTAACACAATGAATAAAATGCGTGAATATGAGTGAGGCAGGGAGGACGGGCTTGACCTTGCCAGACGAATTGTCAAACAGGGCGGGATTGAAGCCCTCGAACAGGAATGCAAGTTCCGGGGTGCGACCGGGATACATACCTCTCTGGCAGTAAAAGACCTTGATAAAGCGTCAGAAAAGATAAAAGAGGTTATAGCGGATTCATTTGTAATATTGTCAATCGACGTTCTGCATGATGATTTCGGTTTTGGCGAGAAACGCTGTCAGAGATTTAGAAATGGACTTGACCGGGCTGCTGATTATATCAATGACGGTCTGGCAGAATGGATTGATTATGTAGACGCTATTAAAGAAGAGTTAGGGATTGTATTAAAGAATCCCGGAGAATAACGGACAGGTAGCATTTGGATAAATTAATCATAGAAGACTGCACAATAGCGTGCCAGTTACTTACATGGGGAAAGTGAGGATGGAAATGAAAAATAATAATTACACTTCATTTTTCAAAATGAAGCCAAAGAAAGTAGAAAGATACATTCGTTGCAGAAAATGTGGTGGAAACATGGAATGGAGCATGGACTTTACACCACAAATCAAATGCCCGAAGTGCGGATATACTGTATATCCAAAACCTTATGAGCCAGATTGTATCAAACTGCCAGAAACATTGGAAGAATATTTTGAATTATATGAGAAAGTGAGGATGAAAAATGTTAATCAGAAGTCAGAATAAGGAAGTTTTAGTTGCATTTGAATTTTTACCCGATATCGAAGTTTCGGGTGGAGTAATAAGCGCAAGAAGAGATATGGGATGGTGTTGCTTGCTCGGAGAATATTCCACCAAAGCAAAAGCCATGAAAGTACTGGATATGATTCAGGAAGCCTATGCGGACACAGAGTTAGTTCCAATGACAGTTCCGAATATTGGAAAGACGTTCGCAGAAGCACCACCATCGAAAGAAAATGAACTTTTGGCTGAAACTATTGAAAAAGCACTTATGAATAAAATGGTCTTTCAGATGCCAGAAGATTCGGAGGTGGAAGTATGATTACATTCTTATTAGGATTCACCCTTGGAACTATATTTGGAGTGGTTAGTCTTGTATGTGTGGCGATCATGTACGACAAACACCATCCAGACGAATAGAAAGGAGAACGGTATGCTGACAAGGAATAAAAAGCTGAAAGACTACGGTATTCCGGCAGAGGACATTGAAAAATTAAACACGATGCTGAAAGACTTCCCGGCAGAGTACGGATACCTGCTTACCAGCGCCGCCTTGTCAGCTTGCCCTAAGAACACGGTGATAGCGGATATGGTTGTTGAGAATATCTTGCACCGGAAAAGTTACAGGAAAATCAGCAAAGAAAGATATATCTCGATGGACCCGAAAGACTTTTACGGATACAGGCGCAAGACCGTCGCTGTACTGTATGAGAGAATGCGGTTGTTGGGAGTATGGGAGGATGAAAACAATGAGTAAATATTTTTCATTAGTTTTAGGCATTGCAGACGCTGTATGCATTGTTGTGAATATAATCAATCAGAAATGGGATATTCTGGTGCTTAATATTATAGCATGTGTGTTATGCCTCGGTAATTTCATGGCGAGTGATTAAAAGGAGAAATGAAAAATGCGCTTAATAGATGCAGACGAATTAATTAAATACATCAAAATTTGGGAAATTGGCACAAGTATTAGTTCTGACCAGAAGGAATTTATTAATTGTGTCCCGGGGTACAATACTTTAAGTCTGATGCTGAGAGGAAGTGAAGCGTATGAGTAAATCAGTATTAGTGATAGACGCACCAGAAAATTGCTATGATTGCCCGTTCGGAATTTCATACTGCGGTGAACTTGAATATGTGGGTTATTGTGAATTAGCTGATTGTTTAGATTATGATGTAATTCTGATGACAGAAGAACATTATGATTACGAAAGCAAATCAAGACCTAAATGGTGTCCATTGAAGCCATTGCCGGAGAAAAAAGAGTATATCGTTCCGAATGACAATGTAGAATCACAAAAAGATATTATTGCGGTTGGTTGGAATGCCTGCTTGAGAGAAATTACAGAAACAAGCGATGAAAACAAGCGATAAAAAGTAAGCGATAAGAGGTGGAGAAATGATTATTTTAACTGGAAAAATCGTGTTTGTAAAGACACAGGAAGAATATTTGAGTGTTCTGAAAATGGCAAAGCTTCAGGGATTCACATGGGCGAGAGAAAACCATTTAAACCCTATCGTAATTCCGTTTCCAAACATATTGAATTTTTACGACAGTAAGATTGTTACTTACAACTATGTTGAAAAGACAGTGTATGAAGCATCCGAAATCGTCGAAGATGAAGAAAAAATCAAGGATGCAGTAAAACTTGTCAGAACGTTCGCTAAATACCCAGACAGAACAGCATTGACGGACTCATTTATTAAGTCCTTGAAGTTACTTGCAGATACTGTAGAAAGTCAGATGGAAGAGGTGAAGTAGATGGAGAGATTAACAGAAAGATACAAAGATTCTATTGCGAACACAGTTTTAATTAGGGAATGCGGGGATAAACTTTGCAAAAATATTTGTGACGATATTGAATATGATTGTAGCAAATGTGAATTAGAGAAAGCTCTTGATAAACTTGCCACTTACGAAGACTTAGAAGAACAGGGCTTGCTTGTGAGATTACCGTGTAAAATCGGAGACACGGTTTATAGAGTGAATGTCGGAGCCAAGCAACCGATTATTCCGATGACTGTTTCAGAAATTCATTTTCTATGTTACAAAAATGAACGTACTGTAAGGTTTGACGCAATAGGCAAAGAAGATATGGGAGAAAGTTGCTACCGTTTAGAAGATATTGGAAGAATAGTATTTCTCACCCACGAGGAAGCTGAGAAGAAGTTGGAGGAGATGAAGAAATGAATAACAAACCTACACCAGACATAACGCCAAACCTTGCTATATCAGCATATCACGTATTACAGCAATATTGTACTGGACAGCCAGCAGATTGCAAAGGATGCGGATTCTACGAGCACTGTCCAGAATGTTTTCGAGGCATGCCATGTGACTGGAACTTGAATGAAGAAGGTGAAATAAATGAAGTTAAGAAAGGCAACACTGATTGATTACGGAGTACCGCCGGACGATATACCGACATTACAAAGTCATTTACGGAATCTTAACGAGAGTGACAAATACAATCTGTTGCAGGTATCTATCAAATACGCACCCGGCATTGAATCGCAAATCTATGACAGTATCGTGAACAGTATCGGATATCGGACGATGGAAAAGATCAGGACAGTTCCCGCAACGGAAAATGACTTCTATGGCTACAAACGTAAGGTCATGGCGGAATATTATCATCTGGCCAAATTAATTGGCAGACTTTAAAAAACTTAAAAATTTATAAAAGTGGTAGAGAGCTACGTGCGCCCTAGTGTGGTATTATAGTATATATAACTATAACTATGCTAGGACATTTTATGTCTGGAGGTGAGAACGTGGGAAAACAGGTAGGAAGACCACCAATATATAAGACAGTGAACGAAATTGAAGAAAAAATTGACGCCTATTTCAAAGAATGCGAAGGCGAAATATTAAAAGATGATAATGGAAAAACTGTATTGAATAAATTTGGAAATCCGGTGGTTATTAATCGAAAGCCTCCAACAGTAACTGGTTTAGCTCTCGCATTAGGATTTACAAGCAGATTGGATTTATTAAGATATCAAGGAAAAGAGGAATTTTGTAACACGATAACGCGCGCGAAGAGTATGGTAGAACAGTACGCAGAGGAAAGGCTATTTGATCGTGACGGTTCAAATGGCGCTCAGTTCAGCTTGAGAAATAATTTTAAGGGATGGGATGCTGACAAGAAAAATGATGATTCTGGAGATGGAAAGATTACGATTGTAAATAATATTCCAAGGCCGGAGAAACAGAATGAATGAGAATCCGATTAATCTGAATGAAATTATAGCTCCTGCCTTTTACAATGTGTTCTGGGACATTTTGGACGGAAAACACACTTATTATGATTTGTATGGTGGGCGTGGATCCACGAAGTCGTCTTTCGTGGGTGTTATGATTCCTTTCCTGATGATGCAGGACGCAGAGAACGGCATAATGTCAAATACCGTTATTTTCCGTAAAGTTGGAAACACACTTCGAGAATCCGTTTATGAACAGATAGCATGGGGAATTGACGCGCTCGGAGCCAATGAACTATGGGACACCAGTGTAAGCCCTATGCAGTACACTTATAAGCCTACCGGACAGAAGATCATATTCAGAGGACTGGACAAGGCAAAAAAGACTAAATCTATTAAAACAAGCAAGGGATATTTCAAGTATCTCTGGTTCGAGGAACTTGACGAATTTTCGGGCATTGAAGAAATTCGTACAGTGCAGCAGTCAGTCCTTCGAGGTGGCAGTAAGTTTGTTGTATTTAAGACATTCAATCCGCCAATTAGCCGGAGTAACTGGACAAATGTGTACGTAGAAGAACCACGAGACGATAGCTACAGGCATAAGAGTGATTACAGATCAGTTCCTGTTGAATGGCTTGGTCAACAATTCCTTGATGATGCGGAGCATCTTAAAAAGACAAATCCAAGAGCCTATCAGCATGAATATCTTGGATTACCTGTCGGACTCGGTACAAATATCTTTGAGTTGTTGGAAATCCGAACGATTCCAGACGAAGAAATTCAGAAGTATCAAAGTATCTATCAGGGACAAGACTGGGGATGGTACCCGGATCCCAAAGCGTTTATTCGTGTGGCTTATGTGCCTAATCAGGACAAAGTTATCCTGCTGGATGAGCTTGGCGGATGTAAAATTCGAAATACAGTAATGGCTGGCCAGATAAAACAAAAGGGATACGATGATTATTCAATATCTTGCGGAGTTGATGAAGAAGAAAGCATTATTGACTTCCGAGATGCAGGGCTTCCAGCACGTAGGGCTATTGTTACACCGGGAAGCCGCAAATATACTTTTGAGTGGTTACAGTGCCGAACATTAGTCATTGATCCGGCACGAACGCCGAGAGCATACAAGGAAATTATCAATTATGAACATGAAGTAGATGGCAATGGAGAAGTTATCGCAGATTATCCAGATGGTAACGATCACTGGATAGATTCTCTCAGGTATGCGACAAGTCCATTGTCGATGAGAAGAGGACATAGTGCATAATGAATAGTAAAGAAAACATATTTAAATGTTTGGAAATTCTGGACAAATTCCAGTTCTTCCAAGGTCAAAGAGCTGGAAGAGAATTGTGGAATGATAAACCAGTAGAGATACAGAACAAAGATATAAAGAATTTCAATAAAGACATAGAGTTTATCAGAAATGTGCTGAAATCAGTTAATTCAGGTGATTAAATGGGACTTATAACAACACTAAAAAGGTGGTTTAATATGATATTCAAAAAACAAGCCGAAGAGGACTTCAACATTCAGGCAGCAGAATTTCCAGAGATGGAATCGCTGATTAACCGGTGCGCGAACATTTACAGAGGTGCGCCGGAATGGCTGGATGATAAGAATAATATCAAGACGATCAATTTTGCTAAATCTGTCTGCTCAGAAACAGCTCGGCTCGCAACGCTGGCGATCGGCATTCAGATAGACGGTTCTGCAAGGGCTACGTGGCTACAGGAACAGATCGACAAGGTATATTTTCAAATCCGTCACTGGGTAGAATATGGCTGTGCTTATGGAACAGTTTTTATTAAACCAAATGGGGAGAGCCTTGATGTATTTACTCCGGCAGATGTGATAATTGTAGATTATGATAACCAAGAAATCAAAGGGATTATATTCAAGGATTGTTATACTGTTGGTCGGAAATACTATACAAGGCTTGAATATCATAGATTTGTTGAAACTACCGTGGACGGTGTGACGACTTATCCGTACTATGTATCAAATAGAGCCTATGTATCAAAGTCTCCTCAGTCAATCGGCGACAGAATCGACATTAAACAGACCAAGTGGGCCGACCTCATGACAGATACACCGCCGATACTTAAAGCAAATGGCGAGAAGCTAGATGGACCTCTGTACGGAATACTCCGAACACCGCAGGCGAACAATGTGGATATCAGTACGCCACTGGGCTTGCCGATATTTGCCGAAGCCATTGAGGAATTAAAGGATTTGGATATTGCATACAGCCGTAATGCCGGAGAAATTTTCGATTCTCAGAAGATTGTTCTGGCAGATGATAGACTGCTGATGCCAAGCGGTACGCCTGTAGCAGCCATGTCACCACAGGGTATGGAGAACAGACGCAATGAGATGAGCTTACCACATTTTGTCAAAAATGTATTCGGACAGGACGAAAAAGAGTTCTACCAAGAAATCAATCCACAGCTCAACACAGATACTCGTATAAGCGGCATAAATGCCCTTTTAAGCCAGTTGGGATATAAGATTGGATTCTCTAACGGGTATTTTGTTTTCAACGAATCTAGCGGCATTCAGACGGCTACGGGAGTAGAAGCAGAACAGCAGAGGACAGTACAGTTTATCAAGGATGTAAGGGATAAACTGGAATCCTGCCTGGACGAAGTTATCTACGCACTGAACGTTTACGCTGACCTGTACGGACTTGCACCTGTTGGAACCTATGAAGTCAATTATGATTTTGGAGACATCCTGTATGTCAGAGAAAACGACCGTGCAAGATGGTGGCAGTATGTGACTACTGGTAAGGTTCCGGCATGGATGTATTTTGTAAAATTCGAAGGAATGACGGAAAGCGATGCAAAAACAATGGTCAAAGAAGCCGAGCCAAAGGAACCAACATTATTCGGAGAGGAGTAAAAAGATGGCAGATAAACCAGTAACAAGGGAAGAAAAATATCTTGCGTACTTGACAGGCGATTACAAGGGCGAACTCCCGAAGCCAATCACGCGAAAAGAGAAGTATTTATACGAATTATGTTTAAAAGGAATAGGCGGGGAGATTTCACCGGAAGAAATCAAGAATGCAGTAAATGAGTACCTTGAAAAGAATCCAGTCAAGCCCGGAGCCACGACAGAACAGGCGCAGCAGATCGAGCAGAACAAAAAGGGCATTGATTCACTAAAGGAAGATATAGCTAATTATGATTCCAAATTGCGAAGTTTTGAAGAGGTAGATGCGACAGAAGTAGTATCTGGGAAACTGATTAATCTAGTAAATAAAACGGAATATGTTTCAGATTCGAGTTGTTACATTAAGCAAAATATTCCAAGTTACATTCGTAAAATAAAGGTAAGCGGTAAAAGTGCTTCTGCTATCTACGATTATGATTTAGGGGCATTCTATGGCTCGGACGATAATCTGATTAGTAAATTCGGAAATGATGAAAGTACTATATATACAGATTTAGATGTCGATGTTCCAAAGGGCGCAAAATATATTTATGTAAATCAAAACGGAACACTTGCTGATGTATATAAAAAAGTAAAATTCTTTGAGGTTATACCTGTTAATGAAGACATAAACTTTTTAAAACAAAATAGTTCTGATAATAAAGAAGATGTACAAAATGTACAGAAGAAATTTGAATTCGATATAGAAATGAACATGCATGGTATATTAAATGCTAGTCCATCAGATAGTACGTATATAGCTTATTCTGATGATGAAAATGCGCGTTGCTCAGACTATATTGATTGTCAAAACTTCAAATATATATCAGCAAAATGCAACGGTAGCGAATGGTCGTGGGTTATTACATTTTACAATGCTGATAAATTGTTTTTACCTGATATTAGCATTGTAGGAGTAGCAGGTAAACGAACTTATGAGACGGAAATTCCAGAAAGTGCAAAATATGTAAGAATTTCTACATATAATGCCGACATTTCTTATTTTGCTAAAATCATGTTTTCAAAAAAAAACATAGATGCTGACATATCTGATTTGCAAGTAAGAGTGAACGCCCTTGAATCTCCTAATGATATATATGATGGGTGTGAATTTGCATTATTTAAAAAATGGGGACTGATTGGTGATAGTCTTTCCGTAGGGCACACTGTATCAAAAGATGGGAAAACAACTTTAGGGAGAAATATTTATTATTCATGGGGACAATACCTCGCAAGACGGATTGGAAATACTTGTCTAAATTTCGGTAGAAGTGGAGTAACATCCAAACTTTGGATGGATACATCAGAAACATATTGTTACCCAAGATTAATTAACCCCGACAATTTATGTCAGGCATATATTATTGCGTTAGGTGCTAACGATTCAGAAATGACTTTAGGTAGTATCACAGATGTTAATTTTACTGACATGTCTCAAAATGCAGATACTGAATATGGATGTTATGCAAAGGTTATCAACGCAGTAAGAACAGTATCAGCAAATGCACCTATTTTTTTATTCACACTTCCATATCCAAGAAATAGCGATAATAATATAAAAGCTATAAACGAAATGATTAGAACTTTTGCAAATGATAAAGAACACTTTGGAAAAATATTTCTTGTTGATTTAGATGCTGATTATAATAAATATTTTGAAACAGGAAAACTGGAAGCACAAATTGGCAATACAGGATGGCATTTAACTTCTTTAGGTTATTTATATGCGTCTAAAGTAAATGAAATTGCATTATCAAAAGTAATATCAGATAATTATAGCGATTTTCAAGATGTTTTCTTGTTACCTTGTGGGAATAATGATGTATTAGATTAAATTAACTAAAGAAGGCTTTAGTTAATCAGCAAAAACCCAAACATGTACCACAACATTTATTGAAAGAGGTGATATACTATGCTTAGTCCAGAATATTTACGACAAATTACAGAGGGCAGTGAACAGATAGCAGAAGAACTGCATCAGTATATCATCTCTGAGATCGTGTCGAGGATGATGGCAAGAATTGGCAGAGGTGAGGATTATATTCTAACCAATGCTGATGCATGGAGAATCAGAACGCTACAGGAATCCGGTGAACTGCTAGAGGACATTCTGGCAGAACTATCCAGATATACCAAGCGTGAACAACAGGAACTTCTTGAAGCGTTTGAAGATGCCGGAATCACTGCAATGAACTATGATGATAAGGTATATAAGGCGGCAGGATTAAGCCCTGTACCGCTCGAACAGTCACCGGCTATGATAAGACTCATGGAGCGGAATATGCTTGCGACCATGGGAGAGTGGAAGAACTTCACCAGAACAACTGCAAGTGCCGCTCAGAGGCTCTATATTGAGCAATGCGACCTTGCATATAACCATGTGATGACTGGGGCGATTGGGTATACGCAAGCCATCAAAGAGGCAGTTAATAACGTTGTGAGTGACGGTGTGACGGTCACATATCCATCTGGCAGAAAAGACACGATTGAAACCGCAGTTGCACGTTCTGTCAGAACTGGCGTAGCTCAGGCTACGGGGGATATATCTCTAAAGCGTATGGAAGAAATGGACTGGGACTTAGTTTTGGTCAGTGCGCACATAGGAGCCAGAACGGGAGACGGCGGCGAGAACCCCGGGAATCACTCGTTTTGGCAAGGCAAGATATACTCTCGTTCTGGCAAGAGTAAGAAATTTCCACCGTTTTCATTGACTGGATATGGGACAGCAAGCGGACTGTCAGGAGTCAACTGTCGGCATAGTTTTGGAGCCAGTGATGGGGAATTTAATCCTTATGCAGAACTATCGGCACAGGACAAAGTTGACAAAGGCAAACAGTACGAAAAAGAACAGCGGCAACGCACTTATGAGCGAAGAATCCGCAAAACGAAGCGTGAAGTTCTTGGAATGCAAGCGGCGGTTGATAACTGTAATGACGAACAGACAAGATTTGCACTTCAGCAAGACCTTGACCGGAAGTCTTATCTTTTACAGAAACAAAATGCTGCATACAAAGATTATTGCAAGCAGAATGACCTGAGGGAACTGCAAGACCGACTTATGATTGCTAAGTGGAACCGCCAGAACGCCGCAAAAGCCAGAGGAGCGGCAAAGAGATATAAGACAGTAAAGGGGATTGACTAATGGATAGATGGGAATATTACAATCCGAATCCTGCCGGTAATCGAGTCGGAGATTGTGCTGTCCGGGCAATATGTAAAGCAACCGGGTTCGACTGGGAAACAGTATTCGCCGGATTAATGATACAGGCGGTGGGTACAGACGTAAGCTAATTGAACAGTCAGAACGATATATCTATACAGTCAACGACTTTTGCGCAGACCATCCGACAGGCACATACATCCTCTGCATAGACGGTCATGTAGTGACGGTACAAGATGGCAAATATTTTGACACATGGGATTCCGGTAATGAGATTCCGGTATATTACTGGGAAAAGGAGAATAAATGAGCATATCAGAATTTGTACAGATTTTCCTCTCTATCTGCGGAGGGGTGTCTATTGTCGGAGGGGCGGCGGCTGTAATTTTTAAGTGGATTACACCGGCATTCCGACTTAACAAACGAGTGGAAAGATTGGAAGAGCATGACAAACGAGATTACGAGAGTCTCCAGAGGATTGCAGAGAGTGATTCATTGATTCTGGAAGTGTTGTCGACCATGTTGGACAGTCAGATCAGTGGGAATAATGTCGAGGAGTTAAAAAAACAAAACAGAAGCTCACGGAGTATCTTGCACAGAATCAACGTTAATTGCATTAATAAGGGGTATGCTCATGAAGTTATATGTGTTCACAAAGAAAGATATAGACAGATTCTTGATAGAATGTAATTTCACACCGGATGAAGAAAAGCTATTCCGATTGAGATGCAAGGAACATACGCTCGAATACTGTGCTGAACAGATGAATGTGAGTATATCCACGGCGAAACGATTGAGCCGCCGGGTGAATAATAAAATAATTAAAGTGTGTTGAAAATATGGAGAGGATAATTCTACCCTCTCCTTTTTCTTATTTCTCGCAATCTTCCAAGACAGCTCGCTCTAACAGCTGTCTCACATAATCCGGGCATTTGCTCTTTCCGGATTCCCAGTTCTCGAGCGTTCTAATCGGTATGTTGTACCTTCTTGAGAATTCTGCTCGGGATATCTTTAAATGTTCACGCATTTCCATAGTGGACATATTTTCTTTTTGCTTCAGATCATCTTCCATAGATCCTTTTGTTTTGTAAGACATGAATCCTACCGCGGATGGAAAAATACGGGTATAACTGGTTTTGCATTCGTCAATCCATTTAATGCTCACATATACTTTTGCACATAAATATGGCCATTCCGGACTTAATATAGTACCGTCCGCATATACACAAACATCGCATTCTTCAGCGATAGAATTATCATATATGATACGATCGACTTCTTCTTTAAAGAATTTCGCACGGCAATAGGCCACGATGTCGTCTAACTGGTATCCGTCGCATTCAGGTATAAAACTTTTGATCTGTTTTCGCTTGATCTCCCATAGATTCGTGCTATAATCTTTATCCATTTTAACGAGGCTGTCAACAAACCCGCCGACAGGAGAGGGATTTAAGATTTTGTAAGCTACATCAAGTTCGGCGTCAGATTTTCCACAGCCTTTCTTGAAATCATGCATTAATTCATCCATCATGGATTCAAATTCAGATTGATTATATTTATACATACATTTCGCCCCCCCTTTTCTATCAATGTTCTTTGACGTATTTATGTATACGCTCATATAAATTCATTTCATTTCGGTTCGCCATTAATTCGCTTAAATCACTTGAATCATAATTTGTAGAATATACGGCATAACTGCGATTTTCGATAAACCATGAAGCTTCTTTGATGTTGCTAAGAATCTCCATGTCTTTAGCTCTTTTTTCTGCGCGAGCAGGTCTGTCTTCAGCTTCGTATTTTCTAACGAGAGTAGATAAATATGAAATCATGTTTTTTCTTATATCTTCAGCCCATGCAATCTGCTTTGGACTTCCGATGAGTTCAACTAATTTTTGTTCCATTGTTTTCGCTTCCTCCCATGCTTTCTTAAGACCGGAGGATATTGTCATTGCAGATTTCTTAACCAGTTCCCATGCTCTTTTCATGATTTGTGATAAGTTGTATTTCTTCATTTCTGTTTCCTCCGTTCCTTTGATGATTATATAATACCACCAATTTGGTGGTATGTCAATACTTTTTCGATACTTTTTTGAACTTTTTAGATTGATACATCTATGTAAAAATATAATCAGAAAGGCGGTGCATAAGATGGCATTATATAACAATCCTTATCAATACAGTTTTGGTGTTCCGGGGCAAATGAATCAATTCCAACAACAGCCTGTCCAAATGCCGGCTCAAACAGTACAGCAACCCCAACAGAATAATAATGGTATCCTGTGGGTATCTGGTGAAGTAGGCGCAAAATCCTATCTGGTAGCACCCGGGACAAGTGTTTTACTGATGGACAGTGAGAGTGAAAAATTCTTTATAAAATCCACAGACGTTTCCGGTATGCCACAGCCGTTACGGACGTTTGAGTACCACGAGGTAGGATCCCAGATGCCACCTAAACAGCCTGCTCAGAACATGGACAGTAAATATGTCACCAGACAGGAATATGACGATTTAAAGGGAAAATACGAAGCTATCATAAACCGATTAAATTCTTTTTCTGAACCTGTTAGGGTTAATACCGTGCAGGAATCAGCAGTCAAGGGAGGAAACGCAGATGAGTAATCCATTATTCAATGCCCTCGGTGGTGGGATGTCGCAGGGAAACGGGCCAATGCAGATGGTACAGCAGTTTATGCAGTTTAAACAGAATTTTAAAGGAGACCCGAAGGAAGAAGTCCAGAAGATGTTACAGTCTGGGAAGATTTCCCAACAGCAACTTAATCAGGTTCAGCAGATGGCAGGACAATTCCAACACATG